GAACCACTTGATGAAGTAAAAGAATCTTATTTGGAGCATGTAAATGGTCAAACTGTTGGCACTGGTGAACAATCTGATTCTGGTGACTCAGATTGATGAAGTAACATCAGAATTGGGAGAACCTGATTGTAAGATCACTAAACCTTTTGTTGTTAAAAGTGATCTAACTTTGGAACCATTTCTGTGTGGATACACAAATGAAGATGTGTTCATGATGAGTTCAGATAAAATTCTGACTATCACTGAACCAAAACCAACTTTACTTGAGAAATACCAAGAACTTATTAAATGAAATTCTACACTAATGTTGTCCTGGTGGGGAATGAAATCCTCTCCAGGGGGTTTGATAATGGCGAGCATTTTAAAAATAGGGAAACCTTTTACCCAACTTTGTATGTAAGTACAAATAAGAAGACCAAATTTAAAACTCTTGAGGGAAATTATGTAGACCAAATTAAACCTGGAACCATTCGTGAAACTAGAGAATTTATTGATAAGTATCAGAATGTAGATAACTTTAACTTGTATGGCAATACAAGATATATCAATCAATACATTTCTGACAATTATCCAGAGGATGCAATCAAGTTTGATATTAGTAAAATTCAACTGATTACTATTGATATTGAGGTTGCATCAGAGAATGGATTCCCTGATGTAAAGAGTTGTCAGGAAGAACTTCTGACTATCTCTATTCAGGATTACAATACCAAGAACATTATTACTTGGGGAGTAAAACCATTCAACAATAAGCAAGAGAATGTTCATTACATTCTTTGTAAAGATGAAACTGATTTGATTGATAGGTTTCTTTTTTATTGGGATTCAAATCCACCAGATGTTATTACTGGTTGGAATTGTGACTTGTATGATATCCCATATCTTTGTGGAAGAATCAGTAAAACCTTTGGGGAGAAGGCAGTTAAAAAACTGTCTCCCTGGGGTATTGTTACAGAGTCAGAAGTAGTCATTTCTGGTAGACAGCAAACTAGAGTTGATATTGCTGGTATCACTATTCTTGATTACCTTGAGTTGTATAAGAAGTTTACTTATTCAAACCAAGAATCATATAGACTAGACCATATTGCTTCTGTTGAACTTGGTCAACAGAAACTAGATCACTCTGAATATGATACTTTCAAAGAGTTCTACACTAAAGATTGGCAAAAGTTTGTAGAGTACAACATTGTTGACGTAGAACTTGTAGACAGACTTGAGGATAAAATGCGCCTCATTGAACTGGCTATTACTATGGCATTTGATGGTAAGAGTAATTTCAATGATGTCTTCTATCAAGTTAGAATGTGGGATGCTATCATCTACAACTATCTAAGAGATAAAAATATTGTAATTCCATTTAAAAAGGATACCAAAAAAGATCAAAGGTATGAAGGTGCCTATGTGAAAGATCCTATTATTGGAAAGCATGAATGGGTGGTGAGTTTTGACTTGAACTCTCTGTACCCTCACCTTATTATGCAATACAATATTTCCCCAGAGACTTTGATTGAGGATAGATTTCCTGGAGTTTCTGTAGATAAAGTTTTGAATCAACAGATTAGTATTCCAGAAAACTATCCTTACTGTGTCTGTCCAAATGGTGCACAATATAGAAAGGATGTAAGGGGATTTCTTCCTGAACTCATGGAGAAGATGTACACTGATCGTGTCATCTATAAAAAGAAAATGCTTGAGGCAAAGCAACAGTATGAGAAGACTCCTACTGTTGAGTTGACTAAGGAAATTGCAAGATGCAACAACATCCAGATGGCAAAGAAGATCTCTCTCAACTCTGCCTATGGTGCTGTTGGAAATGAATACTTCAGATATTTCAGGATTGAAAATGCTGAAGCAGTAACTCTTTCTGGTCAAGTCTCAATCAGATGGATTGAAAACAAGGTCAATAAGTACCTGAATAAGATTCTTAAAACTGAGGATGTTGATTATGTTATTGCTTCTGATACTGATTCCATCTATCTTAATATGGGTCCTCTGGTTGAAAGTGTATACCAGGGAAGAGAGAAAACTACTGAGGGCGTTGTCTCGTTCCTTGATAAGATCTGTAAGGTGGAATTTGAAAAGTATATTGAAAGTTCTTACAAAGAACTGGCGTCCTATGTGAATGCCTATGAGCAAAAGATGCAGATGAAGAGGGAGAACATTGCAGAAAGAGGTATCTGGACTGCAAAGAAAAGATACATTCTCAATGTTTGGGACTCTGAGGGAGTGAGGTATTCTGAACCTAAACTTAAGATCATGGGTCTTGAAGCAGTTAAGTCTTCTACTCCTGCACCATGTAGGATTATGATTAAAGAGGCATTTAAAATCATCATGACAAAAACAGAAGATGACATGATTGATTTTATTGAAAAGAGTAGAAACAAGTTCTACAATTTGCCTCCAGAAGAGATTTCATTCCCAAGGACTGCTAATAATATCAACAAATATAAATCAGCAAATTCTATCTATGAGAAGGGAACACCCATTCACATTAGGGGAGTATTGTTGTATAATTACTATATCAAGAAAAATAAACTGGACAATAAGTATCCAGTCATCAACAATGGAGAAAAGATCAAATTTTGTTATCTCAAGAAACCAAATCTATTGCATGAGAATGTGATTTCATTTATTCAACAGTTCCCCAAAGAACTTAACATTTCTAAGTATGTAGATTATGAACTTCAATTTGAGAAAAGTTTTCTTGAACCATTGAAGACCATTCTTCAATGTATTGATTGGAGAACAGAAAAAACAAACACATTAGCATCTTTCTTTGTATAGTGGAGTATTATGATCAAAATTAAATTTCAACATAAAGAATTTCCAAATACTGTTTTGACAAAATTCTTTAAAACCAAAGAGCAAGTAGAGGTTTTTAAATCTCAACATCCACATTATGAGTTTAAATGATTATGGATTTTCTAAAAGATATTGTAAAAGAAATTGGAGGTGAGTACACACAACTTGCCTCTGATATTGATGAGACTGAGACTTATGTTGATACAGGTTCATACATTTTTAATGCACTGGTTTCAGGTAGTGTACTTGGTGGTGTATCTGGGAATAAGATTACTGCTATTGCTGGAGAGTCTTCTACTGGAAAGACTTTTTTCTCTCTCGCAGTGGTTAAGAACTTTCTTGATATTAATCCCGATGGTTACTGTCTCTACTTTGACACTGAGGCTGCTGTCACTAAATCAATGCTTGAAAGTAGAGGACTTGACACCAACAGGATTGTTGTAGTTAATGTAGTAACAATTGAAGAGTTCAGATCTAAAGCACTTAAAGCAGTAGATCTTTATTTGAAAAAGAAGGAAGAAGAACGTAAACCTTGTATGTTTGTTCTTGATTCCTTGGGTATGCTTTCTACAGAAAAAGAGATTGAAGATGCTTTAAATGAGAAGCAAGTTCGTGATATGACTAAATCTCAACTTGTCAAAGGGGCATTTAGAATGTTGACTCTTAAGTTGGGTCAAGCAAATATTCCTATGATTGTGACTAATCACACTTATGATGTAGTTGGTTCTTATGTTCCAATGAAAGAAATGAGTGGTGGTTCTGGTCTTAAGTACGCTGCTTCAACTATCATCTATTTGTCTAAGAAAAAAGAAAAAGATGGGACAGAAGTTGTGGGCAATATTATCAAATGCAAAACTCATAAATCTAGGTTGAGTAAAGAAAATAAAGAGGTTGAAGTTCGTCTTTATTATGATGAACGTGGACTGGATAAGTATTATGGTCTTCTTGACTTAGCTGAAAAATATGAGATATTTAAAAAAGTAGGAACTAGATATGAAACTCCTTTTGGATCTCAGTATGGTAAAACTATAATGGAAAATCCAGAGAAGTATTTTACTGAGGAAGTCATGCAAGCACTTGATGAAGTGGCAAAGAAAGAATATTCATATGGGTAATATTAGAATCATTCAAACTGATATTGATGTTTCAAAGGTTCTCAAACAATTAGAAGATAATCCAGATGATTGGGGATCTCAAAAGTCTGTTGGTAAAACAGAACAAGTAGATCCCACAAAATACAAGACTACAGTTGATGTGCTCCAACTTATTATGGGTGGAGTGAGTAAACCTGGAGAATTGGCATTCAACACAGAGACCTGTATTAAAACTCCAGCATATGATAATCACACTGAAATTTTTAAGATCTTAAATAAGTATTTTAAAAAGTATCGCAGGTGTGCTTTTCTCAAACTTCCTGTTGGACAAGAGGTTGGATTTCATATAGATGAAGGAACTTACTATCTTACAAAAGATAGATACCATCTTTCCATCCAGGGAAAATACAAGTATACTGTGGGAGATGAAAGCATCATTGTGGAACCAGGGACACTATTTTGGTTTAATAATAAAATGTTGCATAGTGCAGTGAATATAGGGGATGTTCCAAGAATCACTTTTGTCTTTGATGTCCCCCATCATAAGAAAAATCCTTAGGAGCAATTGATGGAAAAAATAGAAACTACAATTCTCAGAAACCTTCTTTTTA